GAAATTGTAGAAAGAATGAAAGAGTTAGCTCAAAATATGGGAGCTGCATTCGGAAGATTAATTACAGAAACAATGGTTCCAATAATTCGTAGAACATTATTTATAATGGATGAAAAAGGATTGATACAATTACCTCTAAAGATAGATGGATTAGAGGTTAAAGTAGTACCAATATCACCTCTTGCTAAAGCTCAAAATTTAGAAGAGGTAAATGAGGTCATGCAGTTTTTCCAAATTGCTAACTCGTTAGGCCCTGGTGGGGTGGCTGAAATAAAACCGGATGCTATTGCTGCATTCGTTGGTGATAAACTTGGCATACCAGCTAGTTTAAGAAACAGCGAAGAAGAAAAGCAACAGATCCAACAACAAGCTATGGCTATGCAGCAACAGATGATGATGCAGCAGCAACCACCTGGGAATGAGCAACCTCAAGATCAAGCTCCTCCTCAAGAAGAACCAGCTATGGCTTTAGAGGCAGAGGCTAGATCTTAATGGCAGATATTAATACTCCAGGATGGGAAGGATTAAATACTCTTGATGTTGTTCATCGTAAAGATGATCAGTTAGAATTAGATAAGGCTTATGCTAGAACATTTGAAACAGAAGAAGGAAAAAAAGTTTTAGAACATTTAAAATCTAAAACACTTGATCAACCAACTTGGATACCAGGATCTGAAACATCTTTTGGCTTTGCTAGAGAAGGACAAAATTCTGTTATGCGAGATATATTAATGAGAATAGAAAGGGCAAAAAATGAGTAGTGAAGAAATAAAAAATGAAGAAAGTTTAATTGGTGATGCTCCAGCCACAGAACCGGTAGAACCTAATGCAGAGGAAACAACTATTCCTCATAAAGAAGAAGAGCAAACTAATACAACTCCTCAACAAGAAACAGATGGAGCTAAATTAGAAAAACCAGATTACATTGAAGATAAATTCTGGGATGAAAAAGAAGGAGTTAAAACAGAAGATTTAAGTAAGTCATATACTGAATTACAAAAACAATTTTCTATGGGAAAACATAAAGCTCCTAAAGAATATGATATGGCAGCATTAGAAGATATAGATGAGGATGATGAATTAGCATCTTATTTTAAAGATTGGGCAAAAGAAAATAAACCAACTCAAGCTGCATTTGATAATCTTGTAAATAAATTTAAAGAATTATCTGTAGCTCAAGCAGAAGAAGATAGTATTAATATTGACGAAGAAAAAAAAATACTAGGGCCTAATGCTGATCAGATTATAAAAGGTATTACTACTTGGGGCCAAGGATTAGTATCTAAAGGTATATGGTCAGATGCTGACTTTGATGAGTTTAAAATCTTTGCAGCTACAGGCAATGGTATTAATGCTTTAAATAAAGTTCGTAAGTATTATGGTGAACAAACTATACCTACAGCTCCTATAGATGTTGAAGGGCAACCATCTAAAGAAGAGTTATATAGTTTAGTAAATGATCCTAAATACAAATCAGATCCAGGTTTTAGAAGAAAAGTTGAAGAACAATTTGCTAAAGCATTCCCTGGTACTGCAACATCAACAGGCGAAATTTAATGAATAAATAATTTTTTTTAAACTATTTACATTTGATATAAAATCGCTTATCTTTGTAAGTGAAGATAACTAAATATTCATTTAGCCTTCTGGCTGGTGGGCAACTACACCATACGATCAGCCGGATATGTATTCCGACAACTGAAAATAATAGTAACAATGTGTAATATATGAAAGGATAAATATGGCACAATCAATAACAAATGCTTTTGTTACTCTATTTGATGCAGAGGTCAAACAGGCTTACCAATCAGAAAGTGTATTGCGACAGGCTGTTAGATTAAGATCTGGAGTACAAGGGCAAACTTACAAGTTTAATAAACTTGGTAAGGGATCTGCAACTGCAAGGATACCTCAAACTGATGTTACACCTTTAAATGTAACTTACAGCCAGGTAACTGCAACTATGTCAGATTACAATGCTGCTGAATACAGCGATATTTTTCATCAAGCAAAAGTTAATTTTGATGAAAGATCAGAGCTTGTTCAAGTAGTATCAAAAGCAATCGGTAGAAGAATAGACCAATTAGTCATAGATGCTCTTAATGGTGCATCTGGTGCATCAACAGTAGCGAAAAATGTTGTTACATCTGGTTCTGCTGCAAACTCAAACTTGAATGTTGGAAAGTTGATAGCTGCTAAAAAAGCTCTTGACACAAAAAATGTTCCATTTGATGATCGTTGCATAGCTGTTCATGCTAACAATTTAGCTGGACTACTAGGTGATGAGAGAGCAGTAAGTGGCGACTTTGCGTCTATCAAAGCTCTTGTTTCTGGCGAAATTAACACATTTATGGGTATGAAATTTATTGTGTTAGGCGACAGAGATGAAGGTGGACTACCATTAACATCAAACGACAGAAGTATTTTTGCTTTCCATCGTTCAGCAATAGGTATGGCTGAAAACATGGCACAAAAAACAGAGATCAACTATGTTCCGGAGAAAACTTCGTTCCTAGTTAATTCTATGTTTAGTGCTGGTGCAGTATCTATAGATGACGAAGGTGTTGTAAAAATAACTTGTGACGAAAGCTAATAGAGGAAGGATATAAATTATGGCTTATGCAGAAATAGGACTACAACCAATAGGTGGTCAATCAAAAGCTGGTAATGCTCCTCAAATGTGGAGTTACAAATCAGCTGACGCAATCGCAACTGTTAATACTTCTGGATACTTTAATACAGCATCCGATAGTTTAAAAGTTGGTGATTTAATTTATGTGTACGATAGTAATACACCTACTGCTAGTTTAGTAGTAGTGCTATCAAATGCATCTGGAGTAGTGGATGTATCTGATGGAACAGCTATTACTGTTGCTGACGCAGATTAATAAATAAATATGAGGAGGCCCTTAATGGGCCTTCTCTGTATTAAAAGGAATTAAATGGCAAGTGGCGATACAAATATAACTATATGCAACCAAGCTCTAAATTTATTAGGAGCTGATACTATAAGTTCATTTAGCGATACATCAAATGATGCTGCTGCTGTATGTAATAACATTTACGAAACTATTAAAAGACAAACTCTATCTATGTACCAATGGAGTTTTGCATTTACAAAATTACAATTATCTCAATCTTCTACATCACCAATAGGTGAATGGGATTATAGATATGATTTACCTTCAACAGCTGTAGCTGGTCAAGCATTTCAAGTTTATAATACTAAAGCATCTTTAGCTCAACCAATTACAAATTTTGAAATGTTTTATACAACATCTGGCCCAGCAATATTTACAAATGAAAAAACAATTTTTATTGATTATATTACAAGTGAAATAACAGAAGGATTAATGCCTTCATATTTTGTACAATTACTTGTTTATATGATGGCTTGGCATTTAGCTGAACCGGTAACAGATCAAATAACAAAGGCAGATTATTGGAAAGTCACAGCATTAGGTACTCCATCTGAAAATGGTAGAGGGGGTTATTTTAGACAAGCTGCTAATGCAGATGCTAGAGGTAAACCTTCTTATGCAATTCACGAGTTTCCATTAACAGATGTTAGATAATGAGCAGAGCTGCAACTTTACAAACAAATTTTACCACAGGGGAAATAGATCCTTTATTAAAATCTAGAATAGATATTGATCAATATTATAATTCTTTAGAACAAGCTCGTAATGTAGTTATTCAGCCTCAAGGTGGAATTACTCGTAGGCCAGGACTACAATATGTTTCAACTATACCTTCTGCTGCTGCTCCTCAAAGTGGATGTAGATTAGTACCTTTTGAATTTTCAACTACACAAAGTTACATGTTATTATTTGTACATAATAGAATGTACATTTATAAAGATAAAGTTTTACAAACAAATATTAATTCATCTGGTAACGATTATTTAACTACATCTATTACATCAGCAATGATTGGTACAATAGATTATGCTCAATCAGCAGATACATTAATTGTTGTCCAGGAGGACATGGCCCCTAAACAAATTAAAAGAGGAGCTAGTCATACTGCCTGGACTATTACAGATATTACATTTGAGTATATTCCAAAGTTTGCATTTTCATTATCTACTTCTAATCCAGCTGGAACAATAACTCCTTCTGCTGTAGATGGTAATATTACAATAACAGCATCTTCATCAGTTTTTTCATCTGGTAATGTTAATGATTATGTTGAGGCAGTTGATGGAATTGGTAGAGCAAGAATAACTAGATTTGTATCTGGCACATCTGTTGAGGCTATTGTTGAAATACCATTCTTTAATACATCTGCTATAGCAAATGGATCTTGGTTATTAGAAGTTGATTATGTAGATGCCTGGAGTAATACTAATGGTTACCCTAGAACAGTAACTTTTCATGAAGGAAGATTATATTTTGGTGGATCTAAATCTAGACCAAACACAATCTTTGCATCTAGAGTAGCAAGATTTTTTGACTTTAATCCAGGTGAGGCATTGGATGATGATGCTATAGAAGTTACATTAAACACAGGCCAGGTTAATGCTGTTACAGGATTATTCTCTGGTAGAGATTTACAAATATTTACTAAAGGTGGTGAATTCTTTTTACCACAATCAGATCTAGATCCAATCACACCAGGCAATGTTGTAATACAAGGTGCAACTAAACGAGGATCAAAAGAAGGTATCAAGCCTGTGGGAGCAGAAAGTGGTACAATGTTTATACAAAGATCTGGTAAGTCATTAAGAGAATTTTTATTTAGTGATGTAGAGTTATCTTACATATCAAATAATATTTCTTTATTATCTTCTCATTTACTTGTTTCCCCAACAGATCTAGCATTAAGAAAAGCAACATCTACTGATGATGGTGATTTATTATTAATTGTTAATACTGATGGATCTCTTGCAACTTACTCAATCTTGAGAGGCCAAAATGTTATAGCTCCATCTTTATCATCTACTGATGGTGAATTTATAAATGTAGCTGTAGATGTAGATACAATTTATTTTGTAATTAAAAGAACAGTAAATTCTAATACAGTTTATCATGTTGAAACTTTCAATGATGATAATACTACAGATGGTTCAATATTATTTATTGGTGGTACAAAACCATCATCTACAACATTGAGTGGCCTATCACATTTACAAGGTAAGACAGTTAAGGTAATTGCTGATGATGCAATGCAAACTGATAAAGTTGTTAATGGATCTGGTCAAATAACTTTAGATGCTATTCCAACAACTTATGTTGAAGTAGGATTAAACTATACACCTACTATAAAAACAATGCCGGTAGAATTAAAATTACCAAGTGGTAATACAGTTGGACAAAAGAAAAGAATAGTAGAGGCAACAGCTTTATTATACCTTTCACAAAATTTAACTTTAGATGCTAAAGAATTTCCATTTACAGCAGCAAGTTTTTTTACAGGAAAGAAAAGAAGAAAACCAATGTTAGGTTATGATCGTGAAGGACAACTAACATTTAGTCAATCAGCTCCCCTCTTCTTCACATTACTTGGGGTGGAGTATAAAGTGAGTGTAGGACAATAATGAGTATTTGGACAGTAATAGCAGTAGCATCTAGTGTAGGTAAAGCCTATGCTACTTTATATTCAGCAGCTGCTACTAAAGCTAGTATGGATGCCCAGGCAGATATATCAGCATTACAATTTAAAGAAAAAAGAATTGAATACAAAGAGCAAGGTGTTGAAACATTAAAAGAAACTAATAAAGCATTAGGTACTATTGTTGCAAGAGGTGCAGCTGGTGGGGCCTTAACTAATGAAGGATCTATTTTAACATCACAAATTATTTCATTAAGAGAAGGTGCAGAGGACTTTTCACTTGCAGCTCTTAACCAGGAGCTAACACAAAATTTAGGTATTATACAATTTAATAATTATAAGATAGCTGGGAAACAAGCAAAAAAAATGGGTTATCTAAATGCTATATTTGGATTAGGTACTGATATGGGGCAGCTAGGTACTACCGGTGCATTTGATAAAAAACCACCAACTGATAAAAAGAAAGTAGTATAATGGCAAGAGAAAGAAAAACATATCCAGGTGGTTTAGTTAGAGGAGCAGCAATTCCTTCTATATCATTTCCTCAATTCCAAGTAGCTCAAGCTGGTATGGACAGTTTAAATAATAAACTTAACCAATTAAATAACTTTGCTTTAAAAAAAGTTGATAAAGAAATGGAAGATGCTGGTATTAAATATGCAGCTGAAAATCCTGTATCAACTGATCAATTTCTAGATGCTAATCCAGATGAAAAAAATAAACTGATAGAAGGTAAAAAAGGTACAACTTATGGCAATGCTATAAGAGCTACTCAATTAAGTTTACTTACATCACAGATTACAATGAGAGCATCTAATGATTTTGCTAATCTTAAAACAAAAGCCTATGCAAGAGATATGGATCTTGAAACATTTACAACAGAATTAAATGCTATTGTTAATGGATACTCTGATAGTTTATTAGAAGTAGATGGTGAGGCAAGTATTGTAGCTAATGCTAAACTAGCAACAACAGCAAATACTTATCTTAATTCTTATTCAGATAAATTATTAAAAGATTATAAAAATATGAAAGATGCTACTGTATTAATTTACAGTAATGAAACACTAGAATTAATACCGGATATTATTAAAGGTGGAGCTGAACAAAGTATTAATGGCCCAGATAATACACCATTAATGGGTGAAGATGGTAACCCAATAAAATTATCTTTAGATGATATTTTAAAATTGCGTAAAGAAGAAAAACAACAAGAGCTTATTGTTAATGGTATTAGTAAAGCTGATCTTCTTGCTTGGTCTAAAAATTGGGATGCAAGAGTAATTAGAGAAAAAGCAAACTTTTTATTTAGTGAGTATGTTGATACTCCATTCAATTATAAGAATGGTACAAAACATGCAAACAATATTTATAAACAAGTTCAAAATGGAAACTTTGGTGGATATGAAAATCTTAAAAAAATATATGAAAGTTTACCAGAAGATAAACAAAAAGAATTTAGATCTAAAGTTTCAGAGTGGAAACAAAGTATTATTAAAGCTAAAGAAGATGATGATAAAGCTGCTGTATTAGATAAAAAAGAAACTGTAGATAACTATAAGTTTAAATATTACACAGCTAGAGCTGATGGTAATTATGATGAGGCAAAGAAAATTCTTGAAGAAGTAAAAGATTATGATCAAGATTTGTATATTGAATTATCAGAAAAACTAGATGCTGATGAGCATGATGGCGATTTTACAAAAGATACTACAGAAGATGGTTTAGGTTTTATAGACTTACAAGATGATTTAACAATTACAAAAGATCTTACACACGCAAAAATACAAAGTGCTTATGACTTTAGATACATTACTAAAGACCAAAAGATAAAATTAGATGCAGATCTAGAAATATCTAAATCTAAAAAATTTACAGAAGGTGAAAAGATTATGCGTAATGCTTTTGGTTATTCAGAGGCTACTATATTAAATGCATCTAAAAAAGATAAAGCAGCTGCTAATCTTTATAGAGCAAAATCAAATGAGCTAATTGCATTTATGAGAGCTAACCCAGATGCATCAGCTAAAGATATTACAGACAAAGCATTAGAATTAACTCAAGGTGTAGAAACTAAAAAACTTAAAGAAGATGATGTTAAAGAAATGAAAACAAACATTACTTCTAAAGAATTTAAACTTTCATCTAATGTTTGGAAACTTTATTTGCAAAATTTCTATACTACAGAAGATGATCAACCTTACAATCATGCAAACTACAGATCTGAATTTTTAGAAACAACAGATGGTGTACAACGATTAATTGTTGAAATGGAAGAGTTAAAAGAAATGAAAGATGGTATGGTTTTAGAAGAAGGTTTTATTGGTTACTTTGATGATAAATTTGCTAGACCAATAGTTAATGGAAAACCTATATCAAATGAATTTATAGAAAAATTTATAGAACAATTACAAACTTACAAAACAGCATTAGGGGAGCTTGAACAATAATGTCATCATTAGAAGAAAAATATTTAAACTACCTAGATTTTAAAAATAGTGATAACGATTACAAGTTAACTGAAAATGGTTATGAGTTATTTGAAAATAAGAAAAAAGGATTTTTACAATCTGCTAAAGATTACACAACTAATACATTACAAACATATAAAGATATTGGTAGCACAGTTTTAAAATACAATAATGAAATTGGAACCGGTATAGCTAGAGGTACAACTAAACTTGTAGAAAGTGTTGGTGGTTTAGGATTAGCAACATTAGAAAAGTTAGATCTTGCTAGTGAAGGATCTGTACAAAAGTTTGGTGATTTCTTTGCTAAAGAAGTTTATCCAAGAATAGGTGAAACAGAAACATTAGCTGGAGGATTTGCAGAAGGTATATCTCAATT